AAGAGCACGTCGTCCGGTCCCCGCATCTTCGGGAGCGGCGTAGTCATTGCACCGCGAGCGCCGATGACGACAGCGGAGTACTCTCCAAGACCTGCGAGGACGTCTGCGCGGCGGAACGTGGACCAGACGTTCAAACGTTGGTTGAGGGACTTAAAGGCCTGTTCAAACTCGGTCGTAACTTTCGTTGACTCCTTCTCATAGACGTTACCGGAGCCACGCCATGTCGCCGTAGGCAGGATCTCTACCAGACGTGCGGCAATGTCACCACGTTCATAGCGCTCACGGTAGTGCGTCGGTGAGAGGGAACGTTCGTAGCCGAGAGCCTCGTAGAGATCGCGGAAGCCCTTGAATGTCAGGCCCGCAAGGCCGGCGAGGTTCAATCGGTCGACCAGAGCGGCAGTGAGGGTGCGTAAGGTTTGCACGGCTACCGCCAGGTGGCGATCCCTTCGGACTCTTCACGTGGCGGGGCGAGCGCAAGCATGAGTGCTTCCGCCCTGTTCGGCGAAGCTACGCCACGACGACGTGCCTCTTCCTTGCTCTCGATCTGGACTTTCCCAGCCGACGTACGCTTGAACCGGATCGACAGGAGCTCTGCCGCTAGGTCCTCATCAGTCGGATCAATGTCGATCTGCCCCTGCTCGAAGAGCGTGCGCACGTTCCACCAGAGTTCGGCACGACGGTTCAAGAACGTCTCCGAGTCGTCAGCGGCTTCACCGACGTTGACTCCGTAGAACTGTGCGGGACTCTCGAGCTGGTCGAAGAGCTCTCGTCCTCTGTCGACGACGCCACGTCCAATGCCGATCGTATCGACCTTGACGCACGAAGCTGACCGCGTGCGCGCTTCATGAACCGCCAGGCCGCACGTTTGCATCGTATCCGGGTTATGATCTTCATTGATGATGCGGACGACCTGACCCGTTCGCTCTGCGAGCGTGCTGCTGTCTCCACCACCACCGACGTCCAGGCCGAGTTCCTTCGTTCCGACGGCGGGAAGAGTTCTTTCTTGCGCTGCCCAAATCCACGGCACGGGGATCAGGCCGCCTTGCGTCGTATTCGGCGGGAAGAGCCCGAGCACTTTCGACATCCAAAGGGGATTGCACGTCTCCTCTGGCTTCGCTCCCAGCGGGGGCTCGACGATCTTTCCGTTCGGGCTCCAGCGCCACGTCGGTGCCCACTTCCGTCTCTTCTCCTCGACGTACGTCGCGCCGATCAGCTGGTCGAGAATGATCTGCGGCATCGGCTCGCCGGTGAAGTTCGGACTTTGAAAGGCGCCAATGGCGATCACATTCCAGCCCGAGCCCGGCTTACAGATCTCAGCGAACTCACATAGAGGGTCGTCCGGGTTTCCAATCGCGAGCGCCTTCGAGAGATCATTCGCGATCATGGAGTCCGCGGCTTCCCAGAGAAGCTTCGGCATGCCGCAGGCTTCGTCGAAGACGTACAGGACGCGACGTGCGTGAATGCCCTGGAAGGCAGTCGGTTCGTAGTCGCTGGGCTTCCGTCCGAAGGCAACGACCTCTTCGTTCCCCTGAACGGGCTTCATATACCACTCGGTCTGATTGACGCGACCGCGTAGCTGCCCGCGTGAGTGAGTACGTCCAATCTCACGCCAGAGAATCGCCTGGACCTGAGGGCCGGTGGGCGCGCTCGTAATCACGAACGATTCACCGACGGGCCAGATATCAAGCCACCAAGCGCATGCGACGGCGGCAATGTAAGACTTCCCGATCTCGTGGCAGGACTGGACAGCAGTACGTCGGCGAGTGGCGATAGATCCTAAGATCTCACGCTGCTTCGACCAGAGCGTGTCTCCCAGTCGCTCTTGTGCCCATGCGACCGGGTCGTCTCTCCACCGCCGTCGCATGAGTTCTTGCTGCAGGGCAGCGAGCTCCTCACGGGCGATGTCGACGTCTAGGCCAGTTTCTTCGAATAGGAGGGCGACTTCGAGGTTCTTACGGTCGACTTCCTCAGCGGACGGGGGTGTCACTTACGCAGCTGATTCTTTGTCCGACGGAACTACTTCCCCTTCCAGAGCGGACTGCATCGCCTTCTGTTCGGCGACCGCACTGAGGACGGTATGGAGCATCTGTGCACGTGCGGCGAGATCTGCTTCGCTCAAGTCTGAGAGATCCGGCGCCTTCGAAAGTTCGACGCGCTCAATCGGCTTCCCGTAGGCGTAGTGCCAGAGCATTGCCTCCATCCCGGCCTGGAGTATGCCTGCCTTCGCCCGCTGCTTGATGCTCTGACGGTACTCGGGGTCACGAAGGATGGACAGAGCGAAGTCCTTCACCTCGTTCCGCTGCAAGAGCGTCAGGTTCTTTTGCCCGCCGACGGCCCGAAGGCCTGCGTGCAGCTCAGGAAGTACGACCGCTGGATGCGGTACTGGAACTTTCGCCTTCTCTTCGTCCGTCATCTGGCTGCTCCAGATTCTCCTTGACGAGCTCACGGTAGAGGAGCCGTCGCTGCTCGTCTTCCGAGACGGGGAGTTGCTTCAGCGAACCGGCCTTCGTCGAATGTGACCGCCTCTTGTGCACGCGTGTGCCACCCATCAGCCCGTCTTGCGAAGTGCGCCGAAGCGTTCTGGCCAGAGCCAGCTCAAGACTTCGGGCTGCTCACGGAATGCGGGACGTGCGCCCCTGACATCAGTCCAGAGGAGCACGCCCTCTGTCAGTCTACGTAGGTCGCGAAGTGGAAGCGCCTGCAGTGCAGCGACGAGCTCCTCATCCAGACGTCGGAGACCGAGCACGGACCGCAGAAAGAACTGAAGATCTGCCTCCCCTGCCTCTCGCGTCGAGCTAGAGAGCTGTGCCGCCTCTGAGGACGTCTGAACCACGTGCATATACCTACCTGGTAGACTCTATTCTATCACAGGCGTATACGGTCTATCAACGCGCGCGTTCGTTCCCGGCCTATGATCTCCCGAACGAACTAACGGTCGACCTTAAAGATGGGCGTAACGCGGGGCTTCAGGGGCTTGTCTTCGGGGCCTTTGAGGTAGGGGTTGATGATGATGGGCAGGTGCTCGCCGAGTGACGGGTACCATTGCTGTCGGACGTGCGCGCGGACGAGCCAGGACCACTGCCAATCAGGGGCTTCGCCTGTTCCGGGCGAAGAGTTTCGCTCTTGATGACGCTTGCGGAGTTCTACGACGGCAATCTCACGTAGCATTTCCGGCGGTAGGCGCTTTCGCACGTGACGTTCGGCGCGGACGCGCGGAGCAGCGAGGAGCTCCTGACGTAAGAACGTGGATGCCGCCGCGACGAAGCGCTTCATGAGCAGCTGCTCTTCGCGTGTGCGCGGATCTCCCACGCCGACGAAGTTCAAACGCCAGTCTTCGATCTGCCCGGACAGGACAGAGCTCTCATCGACAGCGGTCCAGAGGACGGGGACGATCGGCCCTGCGGGCGAAAGGTCCGGCAGCAGCCCTGCTTGTGCCCATGCTGTCGCGCCTAGATACTTACCCCCGTCAGACTGAAACCAGTACCAAGATATTGCCCGTACCGGAATCATAGTCACGGCGGGGCCATTGTCTATCGGCAGCTCGATGTGGAAGGGCGGGGCCTCGAACCAGTGCCACGCGACGTCTGTATAGAGCATATGACGTGTTACGGTGACCTGGTCGAGATCGAAGATGGACCACTGGGACGTGAGGAGCTCGACCGTCTTGCGGGACCAGTAGAAGGGCAGAGCAAGCTTCAGGGCGTAGATGTCCGTCATCCACTGATGCCGCTCTGCCGGCTTGACGCCAGGCCGAAGCCTAGCGTCCTTATGACATGCGACGAGGAACTCGAGGGCCTGGTGCTGCTCTTCGAGCGCCTCGCTGACATTGATCATGCTACTATTCTATCACAGAGCGAAGCACGAAGCTAGAGACGCCCTGGCAGACGTCGGTCGGCCTGAGCATCGCGAAGAATGCGGAGCAGCTCGTACGCCACTTCGCCCGTCGCGTCGATCTGGACGGTCACGTGAGCGCCCTCGTGATCATAGCGGCGTAAGAACTCCTGCGTCACGGTCGCCTTGCCGCCTGCATGCGTGTGACCGGAGCCGTCCGCATCGCCGATGGCGCATATGATCGACAGCTGGCCTGCCCAGACCTTCTCGTCGAGGGCGGAGCCCTTCGGGATCGGCGTCGCGAAGGAGATATCTTCGCGCTTCGCACACGTAGGATGGCAAGACGTATGTCCGTTGCCGTCGATCGAATGCCACGTATGATCCTGGAGCTTCACGTCCCATTGATCATCGGCCGTCTTATAGACGAGGTCCAGGACTGTGCCCTCGCCCCAAATCTTCGCCGCTCTCTCACTTACCTCGCTTCGGGTCAGACTCACGACGTTGCTCCTTCTTCAATAGGTCGTAGGCCTCGCGGATCGAAACCTTCGCCTGATTCAATCTTACCAGAACGACCGGATCAATGCTATGGACGGTCTGCCGCTCTAGGGCGTTCCTGATCTCGATGAGTGACGCCACCATGAGAGTGGCGTCATGAATCCACGGCCTGATGTCGATCGTTCCGGCCATTAGGTCTTCGCCCTTTCCTGTTCCCGGTCGAGTTTGAACTGTGCACGGTGGAACTTGTCCAGGTCAGCCGCCATCGTCGCGACCTGAAAGCGCAGATGATCGACGTCTGGGTCGACGTAATTATCGAGCACCCGTGCAAACTCGAGCATGAGCTGACTGTACACACGGAGACGTGCGCGGTCGAGATAGTCGAGCAGGATCACTTCTCACCTCGCATGTCTTCGACGGTGTCGATGCCGTGATCGGCAGCGAGCTGGTGTCGCCCACGTCGCGTCAGCTCACGTGCAGGCTTTTCATCGACGTACTGTGAGCCCGGCTCGCGCGGATCGACGGGCTCCTGCGCGCGCTGGAGTTCTTCGAGTCGGACACGCGCCGCTTCCAGATCGCGGATCAGCTGCGTGACCGTCGCGATCGTCTTGAGACGGTCCGAACCGGGAAGGTGGACGGAGACGCCCTGCGAGCTGAGCCAGCAGTACGTGTCTCGGGCGACGACTCGCGGCTGTTCGTGAAGGTAGATATTGACGGTCGCGTTCATATGGCGTCCTCTCCTGACATCTTCGCCAGTTCAATGGCGGCCGTGATCACGTCATCCTCTTCGTTCTGGCCGCCACGCCTGTAGTGGATGAGATTCTGCAGCATACGGTCTGCAGCGTTCGCGTAGTGGCGCACGGGCTCGATGCCGTTCGGCAGTCTTCGCGTGAGCTCTCGGTCGACGTAGTCCCAATTCATGACGTCTTCTCCACGGCGTTCTCCAGCAGCATGCGGACGAGCGACGGGACTGTGACGTTCTGCTTCTGTGCGAGCCTGTTCAGGCGCTGCGCGAGCTCCATCGAGATGGAGACCTGCAAGATTGCCTTCAGGCCGGTGACGTGCTTCATCGCGGGATCTCCTTCAGCTCCGGGACGCCGAACGACATCCACGGCAGGTTGTAGTTGCCGGCGCAGATCGGGCCGTATCCGACTGACAGACTTCCTGCGTCGGTCAGAGGCAGGTTGCAGAAGCTGCAGTGGCCCATCAGGGCGCCGTAGGCCTTCGCATGTGCTGCCGGTTCTTCGGCAATCTTCGCGAGGAGCTCGATGACGTTCTGCGGAAGTCGGTACGCGACGCCCTCAGGTGTGATGCGCCCGATCCACTCGCCTGCGAGTTTGATCTGCAGGGCGCCAGGCTCGCGTGAGCCTGCCCCTGCGACGCTGATCCGGAGCTCGCTCTTGCCATCGGGTCCGAGAAAGCGCGCCTTCGGACGCTTGATGTGTACTGCCGCTCGGCCAAGAAACTCGATCAGCGGCGTCATACTGACGCCCGTCGCGGTTCGCTCCGTCTGCGGAGCTTGTGCCGCAGGCACAGACGCCGGGCACGCTAGATGCGTGGCGCCCTTCCCTGCGATCCACTCGATGATGTCGCCTACCAGGATGTCGCCGGCGCACTTGCGACAGCGGCCTGGAAAGCGCGCGTTCATTATGCCCATGTCACTCTCCCTTTGATCTCCTACATGTATTCTATCACAGCTCTCGGGTTGAAACTACGGACGTTGCCCCAGCCGCTTACGCCGGAGACGACGTTCTATCGTTGCCATCTTCGCTTCGCGGTCGGCGTCAATCTCGGACGCCGAAAGGTTGAGCGCCCGGAAGCGCTTGCGCGTGGCGTCTTTGGCGTGCTCGGGGACGCCGAGCACCTCGATCCAGCGCTCCATTGCGAGCTCCTGCTCTTCCGTCATACGCCCTCCACCTTGCGCCCCGTCACGAGAGACGTCATTTCATCGTACTGGTCGAAGAGTTCCGGGAAGGCCTGCAATAGGCGTCGCGCGTTGTCAGCGTCAGCGTGGCGCATGAGCACGACTAGCTGCTTGACGAAGCCGCCCCCGTAGACGTCCATCGTGTTCAGGACCTGATGCACTTCGTTCTTCATGACTTCTTCTCCGCGAGCGCGGCTTTCGCGTAGCGCTCGATCATGGCGAGCCGAGTCTCACGGCCGTCGGGATGACCTGCGTACGCAATCTCCAGGATTGCACGTAGCGCCTGACGGAGCTCCTCTTCAATCTTCGCGTGATCCATTGTTCTCTGGCGCCCCTTCTGACGGCAGCAGCTCGAAGGCCCCGCAGTCCATGCATTGTCTGACGCGCTCACCGTTCCCGATGTCGATGATGACGACGAGCGCCGCTGGTTCCCCGTCAGGCTTCTCCGGGTAGTGCGGAGAGCAGGTCGGGTAGTGCTTCAGCACGACGCCCCTGACTGACGCATCCGCTCATTCTCCCGGTCGCAATAGCGGATGGCGTCGATGCCACGTGTGAACGCGGCGAAGTAGTAATGACGTTCGGGGTTCCTATCCGTGCCCAAGAGTGTGATGTCCCGGACGTGATCGTAGCGATACGCCCCCTCATGGAAGTAGACCATGTAGTGGACGGACCGTGCCATCGTGGGCTGCTTGTCGTGCAGCTCCAGGCCGAAGTCTTCGAGCGACATCAGAGCTCCTCGATCGTGACGCGGATCTGCTTCGCACCCCGACCGACAGGCAGCGGGATGTAGAAGGACGGCTTGAACGACGGGTCGATGCCCGTGAGCCTCGCTCCGCCGATCTCGGCTGACTCGACGGCTTCGAAGTCGAAGCGTGTCGAGTGCTTCGGGGTCTTCCCCTCGTGTGGCTTCATCGTGAATGTGATCTTCATCATATGGATCTCCTACCTGTATTCTATCACTCTTCGCCTTGTGGAACAACGGACGCCTCGACCGGCGGCAGCCTGTTCTGTACGTAGAGGATGAAGTCTTCGAGCATCCGCAGAGCGCCGGTGACGTCTCGGGACGTGAAGCCATCCCAGCTGCCGTGATTGCTCTCGGAGACGTACTCCGCGAGGACGGCGAGTTCCTCGACGCTCATCTTCGCCAGCGTCGCCTGGACTTTGAGTAGGCGCTCGTCGCGTTGATTCATGACTTGCTCCTGAGCTCACGCTGACGGTCGCGATCACGGACGAGGATCAGCTGCCGCCAGAACGTGTTCCACGCGACGTCGGGATCAAGCCCCCGCTCGACCGCTTCACGGCGGTATGCCTCTTCGACCTGCCCGACGGTAACGACGATGCTCTTCCTGTTCACATCTCTCATGACGCACTCCTATCGCCTGCGCCCCACTCTCCGGGAAACTCACGGCGCAGTCGCTTCCACATCTTGGCGATCGCCAGTGTGACGACGGGATCGACAGTGTCGACCAGCGACATCTTCAGGCCGAAGCGATCCTCTGCCCACGTCACCATCTCGGAACGTCCGACCCTGTAGTCCGGCGACGCGTAGTTGGGGTCGGTCGTGGGCGTGCGAGAGCGCCAGCGACGCTCCATCTCCGCGACGAACTCTTCGACCTGCAGCTTGCTCATCATGACTGGATCCACGACGGGTCGATGACCGTCTCGTACATGGACGGGATCGTGGGCGCGTTGACCTTCCGCAGGCCGACAGGCGCCACGCAGTAGAGGTCTTCGCCGACCGCGATGATGTCTCCGACGGACGTGCTGCGGAGCGTCTCCCGACGCACTCCGGGCGGAACACGGACCTCATCATTCTCATACCACGGCGCAAAGATGTGGTTCGTCAGCTGGAACACTGCCCCGATCTCCGTGCACCGCACATCCGCGACGTGCTGGAAGTCTTCCGGCCAGCTCGTCGGACGGAAACCGAACTCCCCCCGAATGCCTACTCTGCGACCGCGCTCGTCAGTCTTCGCGCGGGCATGCCACACACTGTACAACATAGCTCTCTCCTACCTGTATTGTCACATCTTCCCGAGATCGTTACTACGGACGTGGGCTTCGCCCTGACGCCCCTACCTCCACTCACATGCCCTGCAGCTGTAGCTGCCCGGGAAGCGGGTGGACTTCCGCGTGGTCTGCTGCCCGCAACGGAAGCACTTGCCGCGGGGCGTGTGGCGCTTATGAATCGGTGGGCCTGCAGCGACGGCCTCTGCAGGCATCGCACCCGCGTTGAAGAGCGTCACGAGCTCATCGAGGATCCGGACGAACTCGTGATTGTGCTTCGCGCCGGCCTCCGCGACGAGGTGCGCGTACTCGTGGAGCACGATCCCGACGCGGAGCCGGCGGCCTCCGCCCTTCGGAAGCGACATATGATGTCGGTAGTGACCGCGTCGCATCTTCGTCCCTGCACGCCCCCTGTTCCCCATGAAGTACAGGCGCATCGGCAGCTTGACGTCGTTCAGCAGTCTGCGCGGCCGCAGCCCCTCTGCCCACCCGAGAATCTTGATCGCCTCTTCCTCGCTGCACGGCGTCTCGTGCAGTGCGATCAGTGCCGCGGCATCGCTAGACTTCGCCAGCACGTGATCGTACTCGCCCCAGTGTCTCAAGCCCATGTGATCTCCTACCTGTATTATAGCACATCGCGATGGGGGAAACTACGGACGTCTCCCCCTGCGATCTTCGCTCACCGCTTTCCCGTCTTGGCCAGGCGGACCTCCGCGACAGCCAGCGTCAGATCCCGGTAGACGTGGAAGAACGTAACCACCATCGGCCTGCAGCCGTCACACAGGACGGCCTGAGCCACGCCACTCGTCATCGTGGCAACGCCTCTCGACGTGCCACATACGTCACACTGCTCCATCACTCACTCCTTGACGGCCTTCTTGCCGGCCTTCCGATCCTTCTTCGCGAAGCGACGCTTGCCGTACGGCCTGAGGTGCTTCGCCCACTCGCCTGTCGTCACGGTCGTCTTCTTCGCCACGCTCATTCTCCCTCTTCGATCGCATCCCACTTCGCGGGATCGATGTAGCTCTTCAGGCACTGCGACGGCTTGTTGCCTAGCACCGTTGCGACGCGCTCGCTCACGAGCTTCTTGAAGGCCTTCACTGCCTTCTTCGTCTCGGGCTTTCCCGCCGCCTCGAGCAGCTGCGCGATGACCTGATCTGCGATCAGGTTCGCACGCCATGTGCGCAGGTCGTGCGCCTTCGCGGCGCCGATACTCTTCATGTATCGGAGCGTGTGCCCCGCGTTGTGCGGGAACAGGCGCTCCTGACCTGCACGGCTGCGCGCGTACGTGGCGAAGACCTCGTCGGTGATCTTCACATCCTGCGCGACGCTGTGCTTGCCGGGGAATCGCAGGTGGACCTCGTCTCCGCCGTTGACGCAGACGTGCTCCATCTTGAGGTTCGATGCCCCGAACGTCTCCGCATCGCCCTGCGCATCGTTCCCGACGCGAAGGCCCGTGAAGAGGATCAGGCGGGCCGTCATCGCGACGCAATCGCCGCTCCGACTGTCCTTGTCGATCCGCTCCGCGATGCGATCGGCCTTCTTCGACAGCTTGCGCACGCGGACCCACTTGGCCCGGGCGTTGCGCTCGGTGAAGGCCGCGCTGTACTTGTAGTACGTCTTGCCCTTCCCGGTCGTGGCTGTCGCGAGGAGATCCGCCTTCGGATCGACTGCGACGCGCACGTTCGTGTATGCTGGCGGGATGCCGAGCGCCTTCGCCTCTGCAGGCGTTGCATCTCTCATCTCGCCTCGCTCTCTGCACATGAGACTATTATCCCTTCTTTCGCGATCTCGTTCAACGGGCCGTCGAGGGGGCGGACCCCCTCTCAGGCGCGCTCCGGTCAGTCGTTGTAGACTGCCAGGATGCTGCCAGGCGCGTCGGCCTGGTAGAGCACGCGGACGATCTCGCCCTCGCGCCGCTCGGCCTTCATGGCCGTGTACTTCACACCGTCGACGACGAACCACCGGGGCCACCGACCGACCGGAAGGCCGAGCTCGCTCGCCTCCGCCCACGCGCGCCCGCAGTAGTGCCACTTGATCGCGTTCACATTCAACATCGCACTTCCTCCTACCCCTCCATTATCCCCGATGCCGGGCAAGGCCACCCGCAGAAAGAACGTGTCACCTGCATTCGCGAAACGCGTCGCGCGTACGTACCACAGGTCGCGGCCGGACGGCCAGCGAAATCCGCTGGCACGTCGTCCGTATGCAAGTGACACGGACGTCGTGTCGATTGGCCTACCCTACCTGGCGGCCGTCCGGCAACAGGTAATTTGCGTATGACGTGCATTCGCTTTGCGTGACGCACGGACCCGGCGTCCCTCGCGGACTTGCGGTACGCGGACGCACGTTGCGCTTTTCCCGTGCCCTGGACGATAATAGTCCTGGACTGGGTCGAAATGGCCGTTGGGCCGAACAGCCCGGGTCGTTTTGGCCGTGGGCGAAATCGCCCAGGCACAAGGATGTGCGAAATCGCGCAAATCATTCAATGGAAATGCGCGGCTTGCGACAATGCGATTTAACGCGAGATCGCGCGCGCCTGCATAGTAACCCGCGCAGGCGAAACTGCGCTGTTTATAGCGCGTTCTAGCGCGTTCTAGCGCTATGTTGGGCCTTTCCTGCTCCAGCGGCGCAATGGCAACGGGAATCTGCCGGGGGAATTATTTCCCGGCACAGAAACGGCACAAGTCCAGGCCGCGGCCTACCACAGCTCGCGCCTGCAAGGCACGGGACGGGGGGGAGGGGGAGGGGGGATATAAGAGGTCGCGGGGGGCAAAGCACTTTGCCAAACAAAGTGCAGCCGGGGGGGGGGGGGGGGGGCCCCCGGGAGGGGGGCGGGGGGGATAAGGATGGTGAGGGGGTGGGGCGGGGGGGGGGGGGGGGGGGGCGCGGGCAAGAAAAGGGC